TGAAGGAAGGTCGCCGAATAAAGTAGCGTTCAAGTTTTTGGTTGATCATGGACAAACCCTTCATCTCGTTCTCCATCTCTTCGATATCTTTCTTGACTAAAGTGAGAAGTCGGTTGAGTCGTGCCTGATCCAGAAGTCTTTTGCTGACCTTTTTGATGGGTGGAGTAAAGGTTTCACCAACCATCTTGTTCTGGATCTCCAAAAGACGTTCCTGCTTCTCCACCAGTGGTGTCTTGCGCTTGACCACTCCGCTGTCGGTAACATCGAAAATGTAGTTCCTCTTGGCGAGATACTCCGTCCAAACCTTTGAGTTGAATTTTTGTAGCTCCTTTTGGTTTTCGTTCGCGTCGCCGGGTTTCATTTGCTTGATGCACCAGTTCTTGGCGCCCTTGCTGAGATGAGTGGCCAGTGCGTCTGCCTTGGTCTCGCTCACCAACCCAGAGTCAATGAGTGCGGTCGTCGCAAGCGCGATGGATTTGGTCTCCATTGTGTCGGATGTCCATTCGGACATCGTCCTGTCCCTGAATAATTATTTCAACTTCTTCACCTGGAGGGCTTGGGAGTTCCTATTGCGCCTGACTTCATTGGGATCCTGACCAGGTTTGGTGGCGCCTCCTGCCTTTTTATAGGTCTTCTGATGGAGGCTCCAGAATTGTTGAGATCCCACTCGGAAGTTCTGATGGATCTTGGCCTTGTACCAGAACACACAGTCCTCGATTCGGTTTGACTTGGACGTATTGTCCAGCACCAAAACCTCGTAATTTTCAGTACACGCCGTCATCACCTGATTGAACATATCGAAATTTGGGAAGATTCCGAAGAATGCCTTGTACAACTTTTCTCTGTTCTGGATGACATTTTCTCGCGCGATGAACACATAGTCCACATTGGCACGAAGATCTGGACTGAGGTCCATGCAGTACTGCATGGTCAGCATGAAAAAGATCTTCCAGTGGCGACCGTTCATGAAGCACTGGCGAATGCAAGAGTCTTTTAGAAATCGTCGGTCGTACATGCAATCGTCCATGAGTATGAAGGCTCCGATGTCCCTGGACGTCAGTTCCTTCTTTCCTGGTGGCGGTTTCATGTTCACCATCTTCCTCTGCCTGTCGATGACCCTCTCTATGATGTCCTTGTCATATTCACCATAGATGAACAAGTCCGGAATGAACTGCTGATACCAGTGATTGCCTTCCTCGGTCGCCGACATCACCACGCCCGCAGGGAGGTGCTTTTTATGATAGAGAATATCTGTCACCAAGGTTGACTTTCCTGTGCCACGCTTGCCAATAAACACACATACCTTATCGTCGCCCATTGAAGCGGGGTTGAATTTTTTGAGTTGAATGTTCATATCTAATAGTCGTATGTATTTTTTGAAATCTTTTTTTGACACATCATAATAGTATGCGGCTTGCCGTCACAGGATACCAAGACACCTTTTTGACCGGAGATCCACAACAAAGTTTCTATCAAAAGGTGTTTACGAAACGCGCCGGATACACGACCGAGAACCTTCGTCTGGCTTTTAATTCCGATATCCGTTTTGGAGGGTCGAGTATTTGTACGATAGACAATGACACGTGCGATATCATAACGGGTTTCTTTCTGAATTTTAGTTATGCAAACACTCAGTCAGTCCCACAGGATGCTGCGCATGCCTTAATAGAACGCGCGGAGCTTCTGGTAGGAGGACAGACGATCGTGAGTCTGACCGGTGAATACATGGCGATTATGTCTGATCTTACGGATTCACAAAGAACAAGAGCCAATAACGATACCATCCTGAAACGCAACGTGTCACCCACGAGTTATGGAACAGCGTCTTCAGCGACACAGTTTTTGGTAGAACTGCCATTCTTTGGTAGGGGTTATGCAAATGCTTTCCCTCTTCTGGCTTTGAACAGACACACCATCGAAGTTAGGATAACATTTAGAACGCAAGCGGAATTGGGGAGCCTCCCGACACCGGATGTTGTACTTGATCTACAGGCCATCTATCTGAACGAAGAACACCGCCAGTTCTTTCTTGGAAAACAATTGGACTATGTTATACAACAAACACAACTTGCTCGAGTCACCGTGAGGGATCTCGAACAGATACGTTTCAAAACCGAAATCGAAAATCCCGTCAAGGAATACATCTTAGTTGTGCAAAATGACTCGGGGACTGATGGTGTTTTTGATTATTCTTCACATAAAAGCGCCACATACACAAGCTATCTAAATGACCAGGTGATCCGATGGCGTTTATTCCTGAATGGTCAAGTTTATTTTGACCTAGACCAAATGTCCATGAGAGCCATTCAACCCTATGAATACTACATTCAAACACCAAGTTACAAGGTAAATATATTTAACGTGGGCGAAGGAACCGTCAACATGAGCCGAATTTCCAGTCAGATTTTCGAACTAACGCTGGTCAATAATAGCATATCGCGTAAAGCAAGACTCTACGCGGTAAACTTTAACGTCTTCCGCTGCCAAGGCGGACTCGGTGGAACATTATTCGTCTAATCAAGCTTGATCTCGCGACGCTTCTTGTCCGAGGTTCGCATCTTGAAGAACAATCGAAGAACGCCATCCACGTAACTCGCCTTGTAACCCTCATCCGATACATCCACGTAACTGGGCAGATCGAATGAGGCACTTCGGTTCTCACCGTAACCGATGGTCACCTCGTGGTCGTCCGAAGAAAGCATGATATGAATGTTGTCCTTACCCACCCCAGGGAGATGCATCTCGATTTCGAACCCTTCATCTGTGGTGTGGGTACGCTTGTATAGATATCTGTCAGCCATTTTAGTATTAAATTGCTTCTCCATGTTGGGAAGCTCGTTCAGAACCTTGGACGTCGTGTCCAGAAGGTCATAAAGATCGCCATGCCGAAGAAAAGGTAAAAAAGCCATTGTACTTTATCTTGGAATCTTTTCTTTAATTATTTTCCACTCCTCCCAGTTGGGGGATCGGGTGTCCGCCACGCAGACCTCAGCGATCAAGCGCATCGGTGTGGGATACACTGAATACACTTTGGCGTATGGAAAAAATGAATACAAGTGACTCAGGTGAGGCGTGTGCTTGATGTCCAGATCCTCTACTTCACACTCCCATCCAAGTGAATGCAGTGGATCGACCTCATACTGCTTTCCAATCTTTCCGTATTGTTTGAAATCCACGACATTGTATAGTCTCCCGAGGTTGTCTGGATCAGGAACGGTCGCGTGATTGGTCGAGATGGTGATGTGTGGGATGTGCCTGAACTTGTAGACCTTGGTCAGAAGACGATGATTCAGTGGCACCAGCCAGACAGAATAACCATACATTACTATATATGCAGGATCTTTCTTTAAGCCAGAAGGTGGGTGTGGCCATTGCCATCGCTCCGACCGTATTGATATTTGGACCTATTCCGATCATCCTGGCTTCAGGAGATTTCTTCATGCGTCAAATAATTAAACATAAAGTCCAAGATAACAGTGTGAAGTTCAAGCCCAGGTAGCCTCTTAGGAGTGGATTGCCTGGGTGATTTCACATTGTTCTCCGGTAGCTCAGTTGGATAGAAGCGTGGGACTGTTAATCCCAAGGTCGTGGGTTCAAGCCCCACCCAGAGAATTTTTTATTATTTTTTAAAATTATTATTACTATGATTCTAAAAAGTAAGACTTAAATGTAACCCGCGAACCACATTTCTGTAGAACCAGATTTCTTTAATTACTTGTCAACAAAGTACCTGCGAGCCAGATAGAAACCGACCGCGACGATAAGACCACTGACAGCCAGTCCAGCCATGCTGCGAGATCCATCCTTGGACATAAAGTTGGGGATGTAGACAGCCAACTTCGCCTGGACCTCTGGGTAGAAGACAAGAGCGACCAAAATAGCCACAATCACAGCCTCGTACTGCTCTTTGGTGAGACCAAGAGGATACTTCTTCTCCTCGACCGCCACAGGCTTGACAGGTTCGGGTGTGGGTGTGGGTGGCATCTGTTGAACCTGCTGGGCGGGCTGGGCCATGAGCATCTCATGGGGAGCCACGGACGCCTGAGGTGGGATCACAGTGTGCATGTCCGCTGACATGTGATTGTTCATGGGCTCCTCGTACTCGAGATCCGAGATGGGAGTGGAAAATGCCATACTGCTCATCTGCATCGGTTTATCTTGCTGTTGAGCGTCATTATTTTTTCGCTCCAAAGCTGATCTTTGTGCCTCGTAGCCAGTATCCCTCTCGGTCTGAGAACCCGGTTTGGGAACATTGAGACCTGTTCCGGCGCCGGTGTCGGGGATAGATGGATTGTAGGTTAGTGGTGTCCCACCCCCTCCACTGTTATTCAAATCGTACATTTCCATTTCTATTAATGAAAAACAATCATTTGAGACGACACTGACGCATCTTTTCCAGTGCACGCTGCTTCTGCCATGTCACCTGCGTCTCGGTGATATTCATGGCTTTTGCCACCTGAGAGACACTCATGTTGTGTATGTAAAGGCAAGCAATGACAGCCCTCTGTCCGTGGTTCAAACAAGACATGATATCGTCGACCTCTGTATATTCAGCTTCCGGCTCTGGATTGTATACCTCGGCCACCGGCAGGTAGTCCAGGGCCTTCCTGGTCTTCTGAACATACCTCGACATGTATGATCTTATCCATGGATAAGCATACGTCGACAATTTAACTCCCTTGGATGGATCGTACTTGACAATCGCGCGGTGCAGTCCCAACGTCCCCTCCTGAACAAGATCCTTCCTAGAAATACCTGGTCGCTGGTATCTGTAGGAAAGTTTATGAACCAAACCAAGATTCTGGTGCATAATCTCGGTCGTGGTCTTCATGTTTTTCTAATTTCCGCCCTTTTTCTTTAAACGAAGATCGCTCGAGTGACCACACCCGCGCTTGCGGCAGTTCGTAGCCTTGGGTGGAAGGCGGGCATAGCACCTACGACACACCTTCTTATCGCAGTTATCATGAGGTCATCCCACCTCGCAGACGAAGCACCAGATGGAGCGTGGACTCTTTCTGAATGTTGTAATCCGAAAGGGTCCGCCCGTCCTCTAACTGCTTCCCTGCGAAGATCAACCGCTGCTGATCAGGTGGAATGCCTTCCTTGTCTTGAATCTTCGCCTTCACGTTGTCAATGGAATCCGAGGAATCAACCTCTAGCGTAATAGTTTTGCCTGTCAATGTCTTCACGAATATCTGCATCCTTAATATTAATCTCCAGAATTATAAATGATTGGCGTCGTCGCTTTAACTACCTTTTTGGTATTCTTCATAGAAGGGCTTGTGCACTACAACATTGGTAAGAACAAGTTGACCAAGTTGCAGTTCCCACAGGGTCGGGAAATCTTCCAGTGGATCTTCACGCTGACCTTCTTCAGCCTGCTCAACGGCGTCCTGGCATCCTACGCCGAGGAGGTCGTGTAACGTGAACTTCGCATGAGTTTCCACAGAATGATGATCAATATGGTGATGGTAATCATATGAATGATTGCCGTGCAAGTTAAATAGTAGGTCAAATGTAACCTAAGTGGTTTCCACAGACGCGTGTGTATGTCTGGGTGACTGAAAATCATTTCTAGCGCTTGAGTAGTTAAATCCTGTTCCTCTTCCTTGCTCATGGACAAGTTTCTTAAAACCAAAAAAGATAATATCTTTGACAAATGCGAGCCAGGCAAACTATTTCTAGTCAAGGGCTGGTCTACGGCACAAAT